CTGGCTGGCGACAGCTCCTCAAGGGTTTGTTTTACGTCAGTTTTCCTTCTGACGCATGTGGCGGTTCTGGGGAGGCGTGCCACATGACCTCACGCCGAGTCATTTGGAGCTGAACTAATCATACTCCACCTCCGGGTCTAACTCCTCAAAAGAGTAGTCAGATTCCATGTTATCATGGCAGGATCGGCAAGGCAGGCGGTAATGGAAGCTCTCATCGTACCACACCGACGGGAACTCCTCAGGCACTACTTCACTAGAGTCTGCACCAAAATGATGTTGCAGGCACAGTGCTATAAAGCCCAAACAGAAGTACCTACCTCTGTTCAAAACCTCCACTGCCTCGACAACTTCTCGGAAGCTGACGGTATTGTTGATAGTGAACTTCAAGGAGAAGTCATCATCAAAATGCCTACTCAGCTCGTACACCGGAATTCGCCTCCCCCTCATCAAAGGAACCAGATCCCAATGCATCTCAAGCCGCAAATGATTGCGATGATGCAAGAGGGGAAACTCATGAGTCTTCACCTCTTGACTCACAATCCGTGCAGCCTGATAGCGAGGGACCTGGCTCTCCAGAAAAGTCAATAGAATAGACTCCTGCGACGGGTTTGGGGAGGGAGGCAATGTCGATGAAACCGTGCAAACCGGCCTTGCCCTCAAGTCGCTCATCGAGGTCTTGCAACCGTGCATCGATTTCATCAAGTCGCTTGACGAGGGCGTGGTAAATCTCACCGAGCACGTGGGTCTGTTTTCGTTGTTCCCTACGGTCTCGGTGGAAGGCGTCTCGGATGAAGCTAAACTGGTGGGCGGACAAGGCGAAAACTGGCTCACCTGGCCCGCCCGGCTCACTTCCCCCGGACGCTTCTCGACAATCAACCTGATGGACTTGGGGTACAATAGTCGACGGGAAACATCGGACTGCCAAACCACCGAGGTGTCAACCCTGTCATTACTGGCCTTAAGCCCTGACGAGGCTGTCACCACGGCGAACATAATAGGGACAGTTCCGGTGTCACCAGCCCCCTCCTTGTACTCTATGCCAACTGCATAAGGAAACCTCACCACAGTGCCAACTGGCAAGGAGGGCTCAAAGAGATTCTCTTCAGAGCCATCCTTGTCCGAAAAGCTAGCCTTGCCAGCAGTCGGCCACAGATCCACCATGGTCGTGATGACATCAGCCTGCTTCAACTCGGAAGAAGGCACCGACAAGGTCACACTCCAAGTCAACCGATACGTCAATGAGATGGCAGTATTGGAAGAACCATCACAATAAATTGCGAAATAGCCAGGAGACCACAACCGCTCATCCTCTCCCCTACTAGTGTAGAAGAGAGGCGTCAAATTGGTCGCGGTCACCGTGGCATTCTCCCAATACTTCTTGCCGACACTACCGCCAAAGGAACCGGCTCGCTCCAGCGAAATCTCTTCGTCAGTGATATCGCTGATGAACACAGCCAAGTAGCCGCCCGACTGGGCGGTCGAACCCTTGGCGTCGATATGCAGCGCAACAGAATGATACTTGATGCGCTGATACGCCTTAGCCTGCGTGGAAAGCCTGGGGACCAGGTCTGGGCTCACAGGAATCGTTGTGAGCAAAGTCCCCGTCTTCAGTCTGGACGCAGGATAATCGTCGGTCCGGAACCGCTCGTTGCTCCCCTGCAAAGTCACTCGATTGGAGTAACGAGCGGGCCCAGAACTTGTGGGCACACTAACGGGAGCGGCCTGACGCTGTTCCCTCTTAGGCCTGACCCTTTGAGGCTTAGGGGCAGGTCCGGTGGAACAAGCTTCATGCCGGTCACGTTTGTGGTCCGCCAACCCTTGGGCTGTTCTGAAAGAACGCTTGCAGATTGGACAAACATGCTGGTTAGTCATGTTGTTCTGGGTCTGCTTGAAATGTTAGACCAAACCTTTTCTAATATTCCCG